GAGACTGCGAGTCATTCGCAAAGTGGTCGTTAACCTATTGATATATATAGTAGTACAATCATTAATTGTATAGTTTATCTAATGAAAACAATGACTTAGCTATCTAATAATATAATAAAACTAGGGAAGCACTACTGACCTATCAGATCAAGACCCCGCATGGGCCACCCCCCTGGCGCTGGTATATATGCACACGGTTTGACAGCGGGGAGGGTTTTTAAGTCTGTTAACTACATTGCTATTATCACGGAGTATTACAATTTGTCACATGAAACTATTATTCCTATGAGGAATAACTTGTTTATGTACTAGTTTGTGTTAATCTTCAGGAGACGCCCCAGGAGATACGTAACAACTCGTGGGGTATGCCTAGACCTGACGACAGAGAACGCCTACTCAGAGAGGCTCTCTGTGGCTCTCAAAGGTAATTGTACTTCCAGGGGCGGCGGTAAGTATTCTTAGGGTAACTTAAAGTATACTTATCAAGAAATATAAATATTAATAATTATTAGTCTTGACATAAATTCATTTAGTGGTATAATATACTTAATGTAACTTAAAGTTACTTATAGTATTAAATACTAATAATATTATAATTAAGTATAATACTTAAAGTATACTTAAAGTACCTCTTTTTAGATGTACAACTTTTTCTTTGTCGTAGCACTTTAGTTGTTGACATCAATTTCCCTAAAGGTATAACTAGTCATGTCGAAACCTAAAATGTATTCTAGTGATTCTGTACTTGAAGAGTTCTACAAAGCATTAGCCGACAGAAACGAAAGCAGACTACGCAGAGTTCACATACCACGTTCAGATGTTTTCTATGTTAGAGAAGCTTATTATCAACATACTGGTATTTGGAAGACTCTGGATCATATTGAAAGATCTATGTATCTCGAAGGCCACCTACTTGCAAGGGATGTGTTAGATCCAAAAAGACCTAGAGGATACTGCAGCAGTGACGTCATTTGAAGAAGCAGATGTCAGCGGCAATGGAACCATTGAGAAATCTGAATGGGATTCTTTGCTGTTAGATGATAAGCGGAGGCGTATTGAAGATGATGACGCACATCGTGACCAGACTCGTAAGATGGCTTGGTTTGCTTTATGGGGAATGTTACTCTATCCTCTCGGAGTGGTTCTTACAAGTTTACTTGGGCTTGATAATGCTTCGGCGATCATTGGTAGTATGGCTTCTATCTATTTTGTGTCTGTGGCTGGGGTGGTATCTGTGTTTATGGGTGTTACGAATCTAGCTAAAAAGATTCCAGGTAAATGATTATTGGTCAACTCCTAGGTGCAGTTGGTGGCTTGGCTACAAGTTACATGGACGGTAAGGTTGCAGTACAGAAAGCTAATGCTGAGATAAAAGTTAAGCAAGCTACTGGTGAGATTGATTGGGACATAGAAGCAATCAAGGCTACACAAAATAGTTGGAAAGATGAATGGATTACATTATTATTCTCTATTCCCTTAATCCTAGCTTTCTGTGGAGATTGGGGTAATCAAATCGTACAGGCAGGTTTCACTGCTTTAGAAGTAATGCCTACGTGGTATCAGTACTCACTAGGTGGAATTGTAAGTGCCAGCATAGGTATGCGGTCTGTATCTAAATTCTTTGGAAATAAGTAATGTGGGCTTTAGTTTGGTTACAATTAGTTTCTGGTATGCCCCTAACGTACTTTCAAATTTCTTCTTACGATAGTAGGACAATATGCGAGAACGTAAAACAAAGAGCAAGTATAATGGTTACCGATACTAGTATGGTACTTGCCTGTTTAAACATAGGAATAAAAGAATGAGTTTTAAATTAAGTACACGAAGTCAAGATAAACTAAAAGGTTTAGATGAACGGCTTGTTGCAGTAGTTAATAGTGCTATATTTAAAAGTAAGATTGACTTTGGAGTTATTTGTGGTATGCGTACCATGAAGGAACAAGAAGCTTTAGTAGCCAAGGGTGCAAGCCAGACTATGAAGTCTAAGCACCTAGATGGTCACGCAGTAGATTTGATGGCTTACATTGGCTCTCGTGGCTCGTGGGAACTAAACTTGTACGATGACATTGCTGACGCTATGGCTGAAGCAGCCCGTGAAGTAGACGCACCCATTAGGTGGGGCGCAGCTTGGACAGTTCCAAACGTAGCTTACTTTGATGGTACAATGGAAGACGCAATGAATAGTTACATTGATGAGCGTAGGTCACAAAATCGTAGACCCTTCATTGACGCTCCACATTTTGAGCTAATGGTATAAGGAGATACAGTAATGGCACGTGAGTTAACAGAACGTCAACAAAAGTTTCTAGCAGTCCTTATGGACGAAGCAGGTGGAGACATCTCTACTGCTAAACTTATGGCGGGTTACTCTGCTAACACTTCTAACCTTGAAGTTACTAATAGTCTCAAAGAAGAGATCATAGACGTAACGCATAGCTATCTAGCACGTAACGTACCTAAAGCTGCAATGGCTATGGTAGGTGCTTTGTACGATCCCACTGAGCTAGGCATACGTGACAAGATGGCAGCAGCTAAAGAACTGTTAGACCGTACTGGTCTTGTTAAGACAGAGAAGGTACAGATCGAAGCTAAGGGTGGTGTAATGCTTATGCCAGCTAAGGCAGTAGAAGAAGAGACATGTGCATGTGGAAAAAATATGAGTGACTGTGCGTGCGATGACTAAATCAGTAGGTACATGGAAGTTACCACAACCAACGGACTTAAAAGAAGACAACGTATGGGTTCCAATCCCACGTGTAGCAAGAACTATTCCTTACGGGTATGAAATAGACCCAGAAGATAACGGAATACTCTTGCCAATCAGCCACGAACTTGATATGCTTGAGCAAGCACAGAAATACATTAAACAGTATTCGTATCGGGAAGTAGCAAACTGGCTTACCAGAAATACAGGTAGGTCAATCTCACACGTAGGATTAAGGAAGCGGTTAGACAATGAGCGACAAAGAAAAAACAAAGCTGGAAGCCTTCGCAGATGGGCAGAGTATGCCAAAAAGGCTATCGCCAAAGCGGAAGAAATCGAAAACAACAGGATCGGTGCAAAAGAAAAAGAAGACAGAGCAGCCTAGTCCTACAATAATACTACAACAGTTTACAGATAAGATCGAAGAAGATCACAATATTATTTTTAAACCTAACGTTGGTCCACAGACAGACTTCCTTGCAGCTAGTGAACGTGAAGTACTATACGGTGGCTCTGCAGGTGGTGGTAAATCATACGCAATGTTAGCTGATCCACTACGCTACATGGGTAACTCTGCATTTTCAGGCTTACTACTACGACACACTACAGAAGAACTAAGGGAACTTATTACTAAGTCACAAGAAATGTACCCAAAGATTTGGCCGGGTATTAAGTGGTCTGAACGTAAGATGCAATGGACTGCACCATCAGGTGCTACACTCTGGTTAAGCTACTTAGATAAAGACCAAGACGTTACAAGATACCAAGGTTTAGCATTTAGCTGGATAGGATTTGATGAGTTAACGCAGTGGTCTACACCCTTCGCTTGGAATTATATGCGAAGTCGTTTGAGATCTGCAGACCCTGAGCTTCCTCTCTGTATGAGAGCTACTACAAACCCCGGCGGCAGAGGACACCATTGGGTTAAGAAGATGTTTATTGATCCTTCACCTGCAGGTAAGTCTTACATAGCTACCGACATTGATACAGGCGAACAGTTAAAGTACCCTGCAGGACATGAGAAAGCGGGACGGCCCTTATTCAAACGTAGGTTTATACCTGCAAGACTAAAGGACAATCCTTACTTAGCTCAACAGGGTGACTACGAAGCAATGCTTCTATCGTTACCAGAACAACAACGTAGGCAACTACTAGACGGTGATTGGGACATTAAAGAAGGCGCAGCCTTTACAGAGTTTGATAGAAAGACACACGTAGTTGAACCTTTTGATATACCTAATAACTGGGTTAAGTTTAGGTCTTGCGATTACGGTTACGGAAGCTACACAGGTGTCTTATGGTTTGCAGTTAGTCCTAGTGAACAACTGGTAGTGTACAGAGAGTTATATGTATCAA